CCGAAGGGGGCGTTTACGCTGAACAGAGAGGAAACATGAGAAACAGACACCGCGAGAAAGTACACCGAGTGACCCCTGATGCTTTTGGCCCTGACGGGCTACATTGTTATTTTGGGGAAGATCTCGTTGTTACGTCGCCCATGTACAGTACAATGGACGATGTCGTCGGAAGGCGTGGTTGGAACCCTTGCCGGCATAACCGGGTGTTTGGTAACCACCTAAAAATGGCGAACAGTGTGGACGATTGGTCGTTCAACGGCGCGAGGCCGTGGATCGATCCGGGATTCATGCTTACGTTAGTTCCCCTCCCCCCAGAAGACCTCGTTAACGAATACGGTTATGCCTTCATCCAAGAAGTGCTTGACCTGGGCCTGAAAGGGCCGTCGTTAGCCAATTTTCTCCTTGAGTTGAGACATGTGCTCGGAAGCACGTTGTCGTTCCTAGGTCGCCTGTTAAAGGGTGATTCTGCCTCTCAGGAGTTTATTCGGTTGTGGCAGATCTATCGTAGATCGGTAGGGACGCCGCGTGAGGCTGCTGCTCGACATGCACTCGAAGACCTCTTCCTGGGTTATCAATTCGGCTTAAAGCCGGCATTGCAAGACCTGGAAGGGATACTGACTGCACTCGGCAGGATAGCGGATAGGATTGAACATCTATACGCTACTATGGGACAAACGTACACCAATTATCGCAGACACAGTCTGTCGATTCCCACCGACGACGGCTGGCAGCCGGCGTTATTACTCGAGGGCGGTACGTACAAGCCGGATGATCCGGAGTGGTACGTAAGACCGTCAGAGTATTTTGGTGTGATTGAAGTACGTTTGGCGCGCCTACAGACAAGACTCAACCTCCGTGCCGACATCAGTAATGAGTTGGTTGGAGATGAGTTCTTGCTGAACTTCTTCTCGGCCCTCAATCACTACTTCCGGCTTGACAACCCAGCATCAATTGCCTGGGAAGCAACCGGTTTCAGTTGGTTGGTTGATTGGGTCGTTAACATCGGGAAACTTCTCGATGACAATCACTGGACCGACCTCGATGCCCAAACGGGCAAAGGTGGTCGACTTACCGTGGTTGATTCGTTCTGGTCGTACAAACAGTTCGCTGACTTTGAAGTCCGCCACCGGTATACCCGGATAGTGGACGGCACGTTAGTTGAGCACATTGTCGATTGCGGGACGATAGAGGTTATCAGGTATGCGCGGAACCTAGGTATTCCTTGTTCCTTGAACCTGCTTTTTGCTAAAAAGCTGGATCTTCGGCGTACCGCTATCCTCGCGGCCATCATCAAACAACGTACGCGTAAGAAACGTGCGCGCCCAAATCTAGGGCGGGGCGGTGGTGGGAAGAGGAGGAGATCGTGAACTTGACTTGTTCAGGTCCGGTCTAGCTGCAAATCTATCTCATCCGTCGACTAAGGTCGGCAGAAAGGACATCCTTGGCAATTACACCAGATGTAGTGTTGCCGGATCACACCCCGACAAACCATACGTTCACGGAGCAGATTCGTGGACCAGGGAATGTTGTCCGTATTGACACCGGGTCGACTCTGTCTTCAAAGACACTGCTCGATTTAAAGTCGACGACGAACCGCCAAAGAGGCAAGCTCGTCGATACCGATCGTCATTACAGTGCTGTGAAGAAGACGATAAAGGATCCAGAAACCGGGATGGATTTATCCATCGTAGTGGCTATGACCATTATCGCCGATCAACATGCACTTGTCACGGAAGCTGAAGTTCAGCACCTCGTTGCGATGAACAAGGCGTTTCACTCAGATGCGAATCTGACTCGACGTCTCCGTTCCGAAATGTAGGACTGGGTTGCAGTCAGGGTAGAGGCGGTTCATCTTCGTGATGAATCGCGCCTGTGGATCCGAACAAACGCGGGAGAAGCTTCAACCCGTGTTCCACGTTGAGTTGGTTAAGCAACTCGGCCGACCATTCATTATCCGGAAGGATCGTGACGGTCGCACCAAGTCCTCGACCAAGGTCGATGTGGAATGCGAGTTGGATTTTCTCCTGCCCGTTCGCACCTTTGACGACAGGAATGCCGTCGTGTGAATAGGGTGACTTCTCGATGAAAGTCGGGATTTTCATGTCTGTTTCCTCTGTTTCTCTCTGGTGAAGCCAAGGCTCAAGAACACTACCATGACTGGAGTGTTGAAAAGCTCGGGCTTAGGAGGTTTCCTCCTGGATGTGTACGGAAAACTACTGGCTGATATCAGCAGTAGGATCCCGGACATCGCAGCGCAATTGGAGCGTGACGAACGCACGTTGCGTGAACGTGTTTCATCGGAAGGCATTCAAGTACTAACAATGGTGCTCCCCAAGTTGGGTAAAGCCCTCGAAAGTGGTCTTGAATGTGGTCGATATAATCCTGTAACAGGGGTGAAGTCGGCCAAGAACGTTCTGTACCCATTACTGTTTTGCAGTTTGTGGGGACGCGTTTTCTCGGAAGACGGGATTCTACTCCCGGCTCCGTGTTGCCAGTCGATAAAGTATCTTAGGCAACTATTGTACTTGGCTTACAAGATAGACATTCCCTATCCTATCGAAAAGCAGCTCGGAGTAATCCAAGCTTTCGAGAAGGTAGAGGAGGAAGATCTTGCGCAACCGATCACGACGAACGCCGAAGTTATGTGGCGGGCGTCAGCGATCTTGGATTCAGCTCTCCGTGGACTGGATCTCAGAGAAATCGAGCCGAGGCACGGGAACGGAGCGGTTGCGTCGGGTGAGAAGTTGGAAGATAAGTGGCGCTTTCGTCACAAATATTCCGACCTACATCAGGCGTATCCTTACTATGATTATCTCATGGTTAGGAATTCGGGACAAGATGTTTTAGGTCAGGTTGATTGGTATCGAAGCTTGAAGCCTTTGGATTACGGTACAGCGAAAGTTGTACTCGTGCCCAAGGATTCTCGCGGTCCACGCCTAATAAGCATGGAGCCGTTAGAAAAGCAATACATCCAGCAGGGGCAGTTAAAAGCCCTTGTTCGACACATTGAGTCTAACAAGCTCACAGGTGGTCGAGTCAATTTCACGTCCCAGGAGGTGAATCGACGGTTAGCTCAGCTTGGTTCTGAAACCCGCTATTGGGCTACCTTAGATCTCTCTGAGGCATCCGACCGGGTCTCGTGTAAGCTGATAGAGCAGATCTGGCCTGAGACGGCCCTGCGCTATCTGTTTGCATCGCGATCATCTTGTACGCAGCTGCCCCAGTGGGCAGGTGGACGCACAGTGATTCTCAAGAAGTTTGCGCCGATGGGGAGTGCAGTTTGCTTTCCAGTTGAAGCGTTAACGTTCTGGGCACTTTGTGTTTCTGCCATTGAAACGGCAGACCCGAGTACCAGCGCTGACTCGTTGGTGTACGTATACGGGGATGACATAATAGTCCCCGTGGAGTACGTTGACGTAGTTCGGGAAGTTTTAGAAGGTTCTCTCTTGAAGGTGAATCAATCGAAAAGCTTCTCCCAAGGTTACTTCCGCGAATCGTGCGGGATGGACGCCTACCAAGGCGTTGACGTCACCCCCGTACGGTTTAAGAAAACTTGGTCGGACCAGCCCACAGCACTTCGGTATGTGGCGTTTTGTGATCAAGCTGCTCAGTTTTGGCAGCGAGGTTACAGACGTACCGCCGAATATGTATGGGACAGGCTGAAGGATGTGTATGGCTTCGTGCCGTACGCGACCTCAACAGCGTACTTCCCATGCAGAATAGATTGCTCATCCGAGGCCGAAGCGCGCGAACTCAATTTTGAGGGCGGGCTACGGTACAGGTGGAATCTTTGTCTCCAAAGGACTGAAGTCCAAGTATTGACGACGAAAGGATCGAGTCGTCGGTCACGGCTTCACCATTGGCCGCGCCTATTGTGCGCGCTCCTGACTAGCAATCCGGAGATTGACATGTCTGTGGTCGCACTTCCGCGTAGTGCGCAATTATCTATGCAGTGGCGCCCGGCGCCAGCTAGATAACGCGGTGTAAGGGTGCCAAGGAGCACCAGGAGGGGTA